TTGTATAGGTGTGCCTTCTGCCCTACTGGGCTACCATACTTAGGCTTACCATCATCTAACCTACGGAACTTAAAGCCTACGCAGTGACCCATAGCAGTGATGTATGGAATAGAAATCCATCCCTCGTACATCTCGTGACCGTTGATAGGGTCGGTGATAGTACCAAGCTGGAACCTAGCTGCTACCTCTTCAGAGATCCCACGTTCTAGTAGCGCGACGATTGCCTCCGGACTTATTTCCTGAGCGTACCGTTGCGCCGCTTCCAGCAGCAATTTCGATTGCGCGTTTGAGGCCATCCTTAAACTCCAAGTTCTCTAGTATGCAGACAAGGTTAGCCGCATTGCCCCCCTTGCCACAGGTGTGGCAGTAGTACAAGTTATCGTACGTGTTAATGACAGCTGACCTGCGAGTGTCAGCGTGAAGACAGCACCTTACCGATGCTGACTTTCCATCCCTGACTTCGCCTCCGAAGTAGGTGACAATGGGTCCGATTGGGATGGAGTTAGCGTCAACGTCCCCCTTAAAGCCTTTGGATTTACGTGACCTGGACCAGTCTGATGTTGACACGGGCATCCTTTACATTGTCGGTGCATCTTGTATTGGCAAGCGTTACATATCATCTGCTTCTACCTTGGGTAGTTCTTCTTCTACTAACTCTACTACTTCTTCAACAGCTGGGTCCACTGGACCTGTTGATGTACTGATTACTCCTTCTGGTACTGGCATTATCGTTACTACCTTTCCCCATCTCTGGGATTGACTCATCGGTTTACCACGCTGTGCGGTACGCCGTTTACGACCAAGGGATCTAATGGCTACCGCCATCTATAGTCCTTTTGTCATATGTTTTGCCTCACTAAGTATCTTTATTAGCTCGGTTGGTTGGTCGTCTTTTACATTGTGAAAGTGCATCCAAGCTGTATGAAACTTTCCAGACTCAAGATGTCTTTTCATTAAACTAACAAGACCATTCTCATTAGTTCCTGAAATTTTCATACCACAGTTACACGTTAATTGATATTCAGGTGGACTATCTATCATTGCTTCTCCTCTATCCATTGCTCAAGTGAACAGATCACCCAAGCTTTACTTATGCTGGAGTTGCGACGCTTCACTATTACATAAGCCGGTGGCACTTCCCCAATACCCCGCGCCTTTGCATAGTTCTGCGCCTCAACTTCAGCCTCAGCCCAGAACTCTGGTAAGTTCAAGGACTTTCTATTCTTTAACTCTAGGATGTAAGTCTTTCCCGCAACTATACATACTAGGTCCCCTTCATCCTTGCTTCCGGCTTTAGTCAGGCGTTCCGCCAGGACACCTGGTACGCCTCGCAAGAATTTCATTACGTCAGTCTCAAAGACTGCGCCCTTTACTCTGTCGTATCTACTTGCCATCTTTACCGGTATCGTAGACAGCGTTACCATCTTCATCAATCTTGATCTTAAAGACCTTGAGTTCAATCAACGCCATTACAAGGTTAGCCATATCAGCTTTGAGTTGCTTGATTTCTTTTCTTAAATGTTGCATCTCTGTGTTAGCCATTACTCAATCTCATTTCCATACTCGTCGTGTTCAGGTACATAGTTACCAGTATACCCAAAGCGTGCATCTCGTCCAAGCATTTCGCCGAAGGCGTTTTTATCTGATATTTGACAGGAACCATAGTTCACCTTAAGTGTTATGTAATCACTGCCATCAGCTGTGTGTGGTCCAAACCGATTCTTAACAGCAGCTATGTTCAAGTCACCGTTGATAGCATCATAACCTAGAGTCAGTATCAGTGCAGGTAATTGACTTACCTTGCCTTGGATAGCTCGTCTATGAGATGGCCTAGTAGGTGATCCATACTCTGTCTGCTCAGATACGTGGTGCAATACCAAGACACAAGCCTCAGTCTTGCGTGCCATATCGTGAAGCTCCATCATAATTGCACGTAGACCAGCCCACTCGTTATCAGTCTCAGCTGCAACGTTCATTAGGTTATCTACCACAATGAGCTGTGGTGCCTCACCGTATAGTTCAACATAAGCTTTAATCTCTAACTCAATATCATCGAGTGATGGTGATGAATCAAAGACCCACTTGATGTGGCTCAGCTTATCAAAGTGCTTATCGTAGTAATGACTATCTGCTGATAGTGATTGCTCAACTGTCATCTGATTGTGACCGGATGAGTGTGCTGCTGCACGCATCATCACGGTAGTAGTATCAGTATCAGCTGAGAAAAACAAAGTAGGAACCTTTGCTTTAATAGCGTAAATCAATGCGAACATAGACTTACCAGCGTTGGGTGCGGCTGCAACCATACAGACCTGTCCTCTCCGGAACTGGATCTGTTTGGCTGCAAGCCCTTTCCAAACATCAGGAAGTGGTGTTGCTTTGGTGAGGACTGTTCCCCACGCACGTTGTAAACTAAGCACTGAACTCCCCAAACGGAATAACTATTCCACGTGCTGAACGAAATCTACCTCTCTCGAACTGAGTTAACCCACCCCAGATACCGTAGCGTTCGTTCTTAATACCCCACTCTGCACACTCCTCTTTGTGTACACAATTACCGCATATAGATCGGATAACTTGTATGTCAGCTGCAGCTTCGCCAGCTTCAGGGGGGTAAAAGAACTCTGTGTCAATGCCCTTACAACGTGGGTCCTCGTAACTCCAAGGCCCACGCACGTGCTATCGAACCCAGATAGTGTCGCACTTATCCAATGCGCCCTTTGGTGCAGCACACATCCAGCCCTGCCAAGGACCCTTAGCTGATACACCTGACTTAAATGACATAGCTCCGTGACGGCACTGGTTGCCACCTGCTGGTGCTTCTGCTACTACTGTCGCAGTAGGAAATGATTGTGTGATTGCAGCTACTGCTGCAACTGTTGCTCCGCCACCAAGGTCAGCCCCTGTTGAACGGATAAGTGTTGAGACCATACCCAGGTCAGCAAGACCTGACTCAAGATCGCGTACATCCTTTGCGTAAAGATTGATAAGTGTTCCGTCAGATAACTTGTAGTTAATCTGGTACTTCGTTGATTCTGGTGCAGCCATTTACTTTCCTCCGATAGTTTTGATGTTTAGTCTTACTGATTCGTTACCAACAACCTTTGGTACGAACCCTAGAAGTTTCTCAACTTCCTTAGAGTCAATAGTCTCGCGACCCTTAACTGTTGTCCAGCTTATTTCTACACCGCTAGGTGTAGTTCCGGTGGTACCTTCAAAAGAAGCTTTCAAGGAATCCTTTTCCTTTTCCAGTTCCTTTATCTTGTTGTCCAACTGTAGATACAGAAGGGCATTCTTGTCAATAGCCTCGTCCTCAATAACAATTTCACTAAGGACGATACGTTCTTTTTTTAAGCCACCGCAACCCATCTGCTCTGTGGCATCGTAGTACTGGCAGTAATCCTTGCAGAAGGACTGATCCTTCTCAGGTTCAGGAAGAGTAACACTAGACTTGACCTCGTTCAACCAAGCAAATGCCTCTAGTGCAATAGCCTCGTCGTAAGGTTCAGTGTGTACCTTGACATCCTTCTCACTACCATCACGTGCGATAGCTACTAGATTAACTGTCTTGACCTCGTGACCGTTCTTAGATAGCAGGTAGCCATAGACCTGTACCTGCCAGCGCTGTTGCTTTGATGGGAAGTAGCTAAGGTTCTTCACCTTGCTGGTCTTCCAGTCAATAACAGCTCCAGTACTAGGTACAAACAGGTCAACGTGCGCCTTCATATCGCCATACTCAACAGCTGTCTCGACCAGATACTCTTTACCTTCAGGATCAAAGTGACCGATAGCCTCTTCAATGGCTGCGTGGATAGCAGTACCCATAATCGCTGCAAGCTTTGACTGGTTCTCATTAGTCTCAGGTTGTGCATTAAGACGGTACCAGACCTTACGGCGACAGCTACCTATCTCTGATGGACCTACCTGTGTCTGCTTACTGCGGTCACGACTAGCATCTTTGTTATGTAGTACGTGTAAAAGTAATTCCTTTGGATCCTCTATTGCCATTTACGATTGTCCCTCCAGACAAGCCACGTATCAAATCCGTATGCTGCAACGAAGCCTATCAACAAACCAAATAAGAAAGCAATAACCATTTTAATCTATCTCCTTTTCGGGTTCTCTATCATTGAATAACCATTCTCTCAGAGCTGGGTTATCTTTAAGTACATCCACAATATGGTAGCCGACCAGGTCGCACACTTCCTCGACATCGAATCGTTTACGCAAAGAGAGCATTGACTCGTGAATAACAGCGTGAGTAACCTCGTGCATCAGCACGTGAATCATCTTGTCTTCAGGTAGGTTGTGACGCATACTAATCCGATTGTTCTCGGATACAGTCACACCGTAACTATCTTCATCGTGGTGCTTATAGTCAATCTTGTACCTCTGACCGAAGATTTTTACTGAGTAGATTCTAGGCATACCTTAATCCTAGCACGGCGTGTCGGCTTTCTATCTTTATACTAGGCTGATTATACTATGAGCCGTAAGGCGAATTACGGTATGGCCCTCACGGGCCGACAGAGTTGGAGGCCCAGTGAGCTTGTTCCGTCTACCAACCCTGCCAAGAATGCGGGGTAGACGTAAGCTCTACGACCTCCTTCCTGAGCCTTACGGTGCCGATCTGCGGGACTTTGGCCCTATCCACGTATGCTCCTGTGGGTCCCAGGTCTTTAACGTCGCAGCCTCCTTCGAAGAATATGAGCTGGTCTGGTATGCCCTTGACGCTACCTGCTACAGCTGTGGTGCCTTGGTAGTTGTGCCTTGCCCAGTTGACAACCCAGAAAACATTTGATTATTATACAGCTACTAATAGGGGTTTTACTTTTATCACCTATGAGTGCTGGGCATAACCCACCTTGACGGGCTTACCTGATTGGGTTCAGGTAAGAAAGATATGGTGGGTTTTGTTCTGTCTGGACATAAAAAAAGAAGCCCCCCACCCCGTTAAGGGTGGAGGGCTGTAGCCTCGCAGTCAAACTTTACTTCTTTGCAGCAGCTATTGCCTTACCTGGATTTCCTCCAGCAATGAGCAATGAAACTACACAAGATAGGATCACTCGGTAGTCAAGTGCAAAGTTTGTTGCTTGCCAGGTTACTAGGAAACCAGTAGCACCAAACAGAACCTGCTTAGATGTTAACTTCATTTTGCCTCCTTCTTAGGTAAAGGCTTAACAGCTGCCTTCACTTTGTTGATTGTTTTTACTTCACCTAGCCAGGGATACCAGGGTGATGTGTCATTACCACAGGTCTCCTTGATACTAATGTGAAGATGCTTGTTGTGTTGGTTAGGTCCGGTGTAATCACGGTTGCCCTTTTCTTTAGACCAAATCTTGCCGTTGAAGATAAGGTATTTAACACGTGGGTCCTTCTGTAGCTTGATGAATGCAAAGGCGCAATCAATACCAAAGTGTGGGTCGTGTGTTACATCCACTGCATAGCCTGAGTTGTGGTCAGAGTTTGGGTTCTGCTTAACGTGGTCCTTAGATGGTAGTAGTCCATCACTTGCCTTCTTGCGCTTAGGGCGCAGGGCTGTGGCCTGACGTAACGCTGCGATAGCAGACGGTGCTGCTCTCTTTGCTAATGCAATCATATCTTATCCTTTGTAATCAGATCGTAAATAATTTCAAGCTTGCTTTCAACTCTGGTCAATCTGTCGTTCATACTGCTGCCAGAATTGGGTTTAAGTTCTGTTAAATAATGCTTGACCATCCAACGTATTGCTGTGGCAAAGCCACCAATAATTGTACCTACTGCAATTAATACTGTTGCATAGTCTTGCGCTGTCATTAAGCTGTCCTTATGGTTACTAGAAGCAAGCCACCGAATCCGGAGTATCGCTTGTCGGTAGGTGTCTTGTTAATAAAGTCCATCTCTTCGATAAGTCCAAGGTAGGACTCACCAGTACGGAAGTCTTCAACTCTTACTAAGTCACCGATGTCTTCAATAGATTGCATCGTTGATAGTCTGTTGAAAGCGTATCCGTCATAACCTGTAGGGTTATTGAACTTATCCATCTCGTAGTCATACATAAAGATTGGGTACTGGATAAGGCGCTGGCGTGGAATAGATGGAAGAGTGTTGACCTGGTAGCCAGTAAAGATTGGCCCCTGTGTGTTGTCAGTAGTAGACCTAGTAAAGGTAAACTTAAACCCAAGGAACTGTTGTGCTCCCTGTGGGTAGCTGATACCTACTTGGTCAATGAATGATCCTTGGTCATAGGAACCCAAGTTATACTCAACATCATTCTGGTCAATAGATACAATGCTTAGTCCACCGTTGGCTGTGTTAAAGCGTGGTGTCATCAGCTTAAATATCTTATGCTCAAGTGTGTTGTAACGGATATAACCGGTACGCAGTTCAGCTGAAGGTACTAGAACATCTGCTGACTCAAGATAGATAGAGCCATCTTCTGCGCCGTTGTCAGCTGTACAGAAAGCTAGGCGATTACTGTTACCAAGGAAGGCGCACGCTGTAGTAAGGAAGCCTGTCTTAGCTGGGTCGTATAAGTCCCAGGCATAGGCAAAGACAAGGTTGTTACCTATCTGTGTGCCAAGGTCTACGCGGCTTACGCCAGGGCTGCCATCAACGTTAGTGGTACACCAGAGGTACTTGTCAAAGCCAGCTACATCATAGACAGGCTGCTCTGATTCAAAGAGTAACGGACCATATGCAATAGATCCGTCGGTGTCTGATACTTGCGCTATACGTAAGCCAAGGCTTGTGCCTATAGCCATAAAGCCAAGGTAGTAGAAAATCTTGTAGGTTATTTCACCTACTGGTAGCTCAGCTGCCGTAATAGCAGATGCTAGGGTAGGCATAGCACCTGTTCCAGTCAAGGTAAACTTCTGAATAGCTGACTGGATACCGTTATATCCTGCAAGGTAAATAGCAGCACCGCTAGATGTGATACTGGAATAGGTGTACGCAGTGTTAGGATGGTCATAAACTGCAGTTGGTGCGGTTGTTCTAGTGGTTGCAAACTCATATACAGAGTTGTTGGCAGCAAGAATCAAACGTTCTTTAGTGAACTCAATGACAGCGTTAGTCACCACAACACCAGCTATAATGAACATAGATGTAGCAGCAGTGGCTAATGGTGCGGTAAGTACCTTCTTAAAGACTTGAAGCTTGCCCGTTGTTGTGTCATTAGTGACCCAGTAAGCAGTAGTACCGTCATCACATACAGAGAAGATAGGGTTATCCACACCTACTGTGTTGCTTACAAAGTTGACCACAGTTCCGTCTGCCTCAACTTTGTTAATCTTGTAGCCATCCCAAACAAGGACTGCATCCTTGTTGCTATAGCGGATAGATCGAGTTGACTGATATGGACGGTTGTTACTCTGAAGGTTATTGGTAGTAGTCGAGTAATTGTTTACGCTTTTAAGGAGTGTGACCTGACCCTTTTCCCAGATGTTGCAACCCTTGCTCCAGGTATACTGGAAGCGTAGCGATTCATCCTGAGCTGGCTCGAAGAACTTAATGCCTTGGCCATAGTGGAATGTGGACTGGCTACGTAGCCACCAACCAGTGAGCGTCTGCTCACCAGGCTCACGTGTAGTATCAAGCTGCTGCTTACGATACTGCGCTGTGACTCTGCGGTAAGGCGTCTCGTCTGTGTTGTTTAGAAAGAACGGTTGAGCAGCAATAGCAATATCGTATGAGATACCGGTAGAGGCATAGTTCTGCCCACCTGCAGGGTTGGATAATGGATAGGGTATTGGATCTGTTATGTCTGAACCATAAGCCATATTACACCGCCGTCTTCAAGTATCGAACAATGATTGCTCCGTTAACACCGTTGCCTGCTGCATACCAGGAACTTTCTCCTGCGTCACGACCACCAGCTAAACCACCACCACCTGCTCCTGATTGACCAGCACCTGATGCACCTTGTGGAATGCCTTGGTATGTGTCCTTACCATTACCAGCACCGCCAGCAAAGTAATAAGTTCCAGATACGTTTTGACCTAAGCCAGTAACTTGACCCCAAGTAGATTGTGCTGCGGATCCAGGTCCTGCTGTTCCGTAAATTGGTGTGTTGAGAGCTGCGCCCCCAGCGCCACCTGATGCAAAGGTTGCTCCGTTGTAACCCTCTACTGGGGTGTAGCCGCCTTGGTTTCCAGTGCCTCCGCCTCCTGCACCAGAGCCGCCGTTAGCGTTTGGTCCTGGAGTACCGCCACCTGTTGATGAGTAAGAAATAGCTCCACCAATAATAGATGAGTTGCCACCCTTGGTGTTATTGTTGGCTGCATAAGCAGTTTCGCCTGCCCCTCCATTACCAATAGTGCAAGCGTAGTTAGCAGGAGTCAAACTTAATGCTGAAAAATAACGATAGCCTCCAGCTCCACCAGCAGATAGACCGCTGACATAACCTCCGCCACCACCTGCAATAACAAGTACATCAGCTGTTAAATTAAAACGGGTAACAGCTAATGTGCCATTGCCAGTAAAGGCTCTGTAATAATATGTTGCGTCTGAGTAAAGCGTTCCGCCTGTGACTATTGGCTTACGCCCACCCGATCCTAAGATACCGAGTATTGGCATTAGAGAATGTCACCCACCAAAGTGAACGTGTTAGTTCCTATGCAGATAATAGTTGCTGCTGAGTACTGTGCTCTAAGCTTGGTGCCAGTACCAGTAAAGGATGTTGTTCCATCATTAGCAACGGTTACTTGACCTACGCCAATTTGCTGGATGTTTACAAAGTCTCCAGCAGAGAAGATTCCGTTAGGAATAGTTAAGGTAATTGCTGATGCGTTGCTAAGAGTAACAATCTTGTCCTTGTCTGCTAATACAAGACTGTATGTTGTACCTGTCTGTGCATTAAAACCAAGTGTTGTCTTGGGTGTTGTGATTACTGGAGCTGTCAAAGTCTTGTTAGTAAGAGTCTGAGTTCCGGTAAGAGTTACATCACCAACAGCTGGTGTAGCCCACTTAACTCCCTTTGCTTGTACTGAGTCAGCTGTGAGTACCTGACCGTCTGTTCCTACAGCAACGCGTACAGGTGTGCTTGAAGCTGATGCTCCAATAATGTCACCCTTAGCTGTAACAATGCTTGGCTGGATAGCTACTTTGAAAAAATCAAGATCATTAGATGTCATTACGTGACGGACTAGAGCACCTGAGTTGTGAGCAATACCAGATGTACCAGAGCGAGCACGGACAATAGTAAAGTTATCGCCAGAGTTGGCAGTGATAAATACAATTTCTTCGTTAGCTGTGTCTGGGTCAATAGCAACTGTGAACTGGTCTACGTTGCCAGCGGCAAGAGTTACGCCACCAAGAAGTGCTGCAGCGGTACCTGCAGCTACAGGCATAGTTGTCTGTGAGTTTGTAATACCAGCAGATAGCGTTGTCTCTACTGAAACTGAGGAGTATAGGCGGGTCATTGGTTTTCCTTATCGGCTGTAGTGGACACGGATCGGGAAGCGATCCTGGAGCTTGGTTGATTCTTCTTGTAGTCTCTGTTGGTATAGAGCAAAGATGTACTTAGATGCTGTAGCACCAGCTGTTGATGGAAGCTTGGTATCTGCGTTATCAGCTTCAGCTGACATAAGGTTGATACGGCCTGTGTCAAGGTATGAGAGCAGACGATAGGCTGCGCCAAGTGTTACTACATCTCGTGATGATTCTGGTAAACCAGTAACGGTAGCAAAGTCATCGTTAGAGTTAGTAAGAGTATTAGGAATGATTGAGTAGTAGACCTGCACTGTACGACCTGGTACGACCTTGTCGTAGATGTTGACTACCTTGTTAGTATTAAATGCGCTGACGTTAGCCATACGGTCAAGACCCCAGCGGTTTACTGGTAGCCATTCCTTAGATGGGCCAGGTGTCTGCCAAGATATGTAGAGCAGATCACGTGCATCATCTGGTAGTGGATAGGCAATCTGTGCTGCGTTGTATGGGAATGTTGTTGACGATACACCGAAGAGCTTTGGATACAAGGCGTTGATAGTGTCGTTGATAGCTTGCTGAATTGTCACCTTTGGGAATGTAGGTGTCAGTGTTACCTGTGCGTTCTCTGAGTGTGGGCTTGGTGTTGTACCCATAAAGCCACGACCAAAGCCTGGCATTACGTTAAGTGTGAGGTTCTGTCGGTCAAAAGATGAGATAAAGATAAGCTCATCGTCAATCTGGATAAGGCCCTTGGCTAGGTTATCTGCTTGACCAATCTTGATAACAAGGTCTGTTGCAGTAATACCACCAGGTGTGGCTAGGTTGGTAATTCTGTCCTGTCGAAGTGAGTAACCTTGCAGGTTAGTCTGCACCTCTGACATCAGTTGAGTTAAGCTTGGCATCTATTTTCCCTTGATAGAACGTGACGTTGCTCTGTAATCTTTCATCATCAGGTGTTATTGCTAACGCCTTCAGACCGTGCTCTAGTGCTTCTGTAAAGTTACCAAGTTGCCACGCACTAACTGCAACAAGATCATCTGCCATATGTGTCCAAGCCCAACCTTCAGCTAGGAACTCCATTGGCTTTTCTGTAAAGAGCAGGGCTTGCTTTGCAACTAGGTTGCACTCATCCCACTGCTTCTCTAAGTAATAGTAGTTAGCCAGTGCCAGCATTGACTCGCGGCATTGGTATTCTTCTGTGGCTTTGATGAACCACTCTTCTGCGTTATCAGTATCTATCTTGCCCAGCATTCTGCACGCTGCGCTCTTCTCTTGTGGAAAGACTGATAGCTCCAGATATTTCTTAAGGTTATCTGCAGCTTCTTCATAACGCTTGTAGTAGGTATACTCCCTACCTAAGTAGTACAAGTTTCTGGCATCTGGGTTCTCTCGAACTGCCATCTCTAGTAGAGGCAGGTACTGCCCACGTGATGTCTCTTTGTTCTGGTGATGATGTATCTCAAAGCCATCTATACGTTCTTTAACTTCTTCACCCTCGCCGTACCAGTGAGGTACTTCGTGGATTGGATAGTGCCAACGTATACCGTTCCTACGGTGTACCTTGAACCCATCAAACTCAGCTTCAGGGCTACCGTCTTCCTTAAAGGATTCAATACGACGATAGGTGGGACGATCAATACCCTTAGCGTGTGCTTCTTCTAGGTGCTTACGCCAACCTGGTGCTAACACTTCATCTACATCTAGTGCAATGCAGTAGTCAATATCATCTGGTACTAAAGCTAACGACGCATTCCTTGCGTCATCAAACCTAAACGGATTGATACCAATACGCACAACTTTGATTCCAAGACCAACAGCAATACCGACGGTCTTGTCGGTTGAGCCTGTATCTGCGAGGAGATGGTAGTCGGCTTCCTTGGAAGACTGGTACCAGCTTTCAACGTACTTCTCCTCATTTTTGCATATGGTATATACGGCTATCTTCATCCTTAAAGGATAGCAGTTGCCTCTTCTGAAGTAAGGCCTAGCGCCTGTAGTTTTGCAAGAGCTGATGCCTTAGCATCTGCCTTGGCTTGAGCTGTTGCATCTTCTTCAGCCTTGCGAGTAGCTGCCTCAATAGCATCTAGCTCACGCTGTTGGATTTCCTCAGCTGTCAGGTCAACATAGCGCTGTGTATTTGTAGCTAGGTCTACGATTAGCTTCTTATCAGACATTTTCTTCTCCTTGGATAACTACGTGAGTGGCATCAGGGCAAGACCATAGGCAGGTTGCCTCATCAAATGTGATTGCATCAGGGTGGCACTCTGGCTTAGGCGGGATAAAGGCATCACGCTCTGAGTCATACTGGAACCCAACTCCTGCGTAATTTTTCCTGATGGTTGCGTTATAGCTTGTCTTAATCCAAGTACCGCCAAGGTTATCAAGTAACCATTGGTAGCCTTCATCTCCTGCCGGATCTGCGTTGTCCCCAACTAGAACCCGTAGGACTGTGTTGCTGTTATCTATCTCTGCCCAATGTGACATTCTATTTCTCCTTTAAGCTACTAAATATCTGATAATAACAATACCTGAACCACCTGCAGCGCCTGAGCGACTACCTGAGCCACCACCGCCACCGGTGTTGACGGTACCTGCTGTTGCGTTACCGGCTCCACCACCGCCAGAGCCTCCAGCCCCTGCAGTAGAACTGCCTGAACCTCCACCACCACCAGCGTAGTAGTTGCTTACACCAGTTCCTGTTGCAGTTGCAAAAGCTGAGATAGCTACACCAGCGCCACCGGCACCACCGTTGTTAGTAGTTCCGTTGACACCTACGGCGCCTGCTCCACCGCCTCCACCACCAGCATTACCAGAAGGACCGCCAGGAGAAGTTCCTCCAGCATAACCTTGGTTTGCAGTACCTGCGGCACCAGCTGTGTCTGCTTCAGAACCACCACCACCAGATCCGCCGGTGCCTGGTGCAACCCACCCAGGACTTGAGTTTAATCCTGCACCAATTCCACCACCAGTTGCTGTGATTGTTGAAAACGTAGAAGAGCTACCGCTAGTCCAAGCAGCAGCAGTTGCTGTACCGCCAGCACCAACAGTAATTGTGTAGTTAGTTCCTGATGCAACACCGATTGCTGATTCTAATGAACCACCGCCACCGGTTGCTGTTACTGTTGAACGAAGTCCACCAGCACCACCACCACCAGAATAGTTGGTACTTCCAGCATCAGCTGCACCACCACCAGCACCACCTGCTACTACTAAGTAGTCGCAAGTAAGTGTTACCTGCGGTGTAAAGGTTCCATTGCTAAGGAATGCGTGGTACCAGTAAGTGCCATCAGTTCCAATGACGTTACCGCCATTAGCCTTTGGTGCGATAGCAGGTGTTGTACCTACTGCTGCTAGGCCATAGAGTGAGAAGGTTGAGTATTGTACAAATGAACCAGTGTTTGGTGTTAAGGTAAGGCTAGAAATTGCAGCAGTATTTGATAGAAGTGCAGCAGTAAGATTTGCGATTGAAGATGTAGCGTTGTTCTCTATCACACCATCAATAGACATTGATTTGTTTGTTGAGCCAGCATAGTTTGGTATGTAAACTTCTGTATTTCCAAAAGTATTTGCTGTTGCATTAGCTGTGGTCAATGCAGAGATATATGTTTTGGAAGTTACTCCATAGGCATTACTTGAAGATAACGCACTTGCACCAGTTCCATATACAGTTTTATTGGAATAACCAGATGCAATGGAGTTGACTTGTAAAAATAAACCATCATCAGGATTGCCTGGAGTTGCTGTTGACCGCGCTGAAATAACAATTTTCAAATCGGTATAACCGGTCTGAGGAATGTTGCTAAAAACAACTGATGCAGCTGATGCATTGAGTTCAATACGGTCTAAAAGGATATAATTGTTTGGCATTGTTAGCTCCCCGCCAATATTCCATAAATTGTAAAGGTTGAGCCTGATAGCCAAGTTGTTCCGTTTGGATATAAAGTCACTGAAGTAACCGCAGCTGTGTTTCTCCAAAGCCCCACTGATGCTGTTGCAGCGCTATTAGTTGCGGAGCTTCTTGCAAGAATTGTTTTGTTAGTGGTTGTATTAGAATAATTTTGAACAGTAATTGTTTGTGTAACTGCAATAGAGGTGGTTACATCTCCTACAATCATTCCTGAATCGTTTGCGCTTCTTGAAGACCCAGCAACGCTACCTGTTCCATATATTCTAGTCCAAGAATAATTGGAGGTAGTATCTCCATTAAGACGAACATAGTCATTTGCTAATGAAGTAGCTCCTGTGTTACAGACAATCACAAGATCTGTATAAGTTTGTGAGATAGAGCTAAAGGTTACTGATGCTGCAGCACTACCAAGTGTCTGAGTAGCAAGGGCTACATATGTATTAGTTGGCATATTATTTTACCCCATATAAAGCAAAAGAAGAGTATTGAGCAATGTTTGCACTGCCAGCTGTAATTGATATAGATGTTACAGCGCTAGTGTTGTACCAAGCGCCAGATGTAAAAGCTATTCTTCCGCCTGTTGAGTTGTCATCATAGCCAGCAAAATTTCTAGTTGTTTTATTCTTGCTAGTATTTGCGTAATCAAGAATATCCATTATTTGAACTCCAAAAGCGTTACTTGCAAAGGTTGCACCAGGTATTGCCCAAGGATATATAAATGCCGCGCTACTTGTAGCAGATGCGTTAGCAGATGAGCCATTTCCAAACAAGAAATGATAGCTGTAGTTAGATCCGGTGTCTGCGTTAAATCGCATAAGCACTGAATCTTCTGAACCAGCTACTGTTGAACGAGCCATCATACGAATCTGCAAATGCTTATAGGTAGTTGGAATGCCAGCAAATGTTACAGATGCAGCGCCACCTGATGGCACAGTAACTGTAGCCAAAGCATCATAGGCACCCTGCGGCTCCCAAGGGTTCCACACAGTATTGCCAGCCAACATATCGTAATAGCGGTTAAGGCTCTTAAAGCCACCCGCATTACTCATCTTGTAAATCTGATTGTTATTGGCCACTTAGGAAATCTCCACACCTGAGATGGAGAAGTTTATTGTTGTGGCAGATGCTCCGCCTTGAATAGTCTGAGTGGTTGCAAGTACTTGCTTGAGTGGAATAACGGTTGTGTCGTATGCTCCAACGGTTACTGTGTTGGCAATGATTGTACCGTTGAGGTACAAGGTAAATGATCCCGCTGTACCTGCAGTGTTAGCTACCAGAATGTCAGTCACAACAGTTGTTGTTGAAGCTGGCACGGTATATAACGTAGTAGTTACAGTCGTTGATGCAGCGCCCCGATAAAGAGCTTTCGATGTTTGTGGCATTAGTTATCTCCTAGTAGGCGCCGAGTATGACCATTGTAAAATCTGATGGGCCTGTTGCCCCTGTCGCACCAGTAGCACCAGTGGCACCTGTTGGTCCGGTAGAACCTGTAGCACCAGCTGGACCGGTAGGACCAGTAGGTCCAGGTACAGTTGATGCTGCTCCAGTCGGCCCTGTGGCGCCTGTAGCGCCCGTTGCACCGGTAGGTCCAGTTGGTCCAGGTACTGTGCTATCGGCTCCTGTAGGCCCTGTAGGACCCGTAGAACCGGTACTTCCTGTCGGTCCTGTTGGACCAGTAGAACCAGTTGGTCCTGTTGGACCTGTGGAACCAACAATACCTGCAATGCTAAAGTCCCAAGCGTTGTGTGATCCGCTACCAGCTGTCACATCAACGGTAATAATTAAAGAGCCACCGCCTACATAGTTGGCGTAGCCTTCCATATAGTACGTTGGAGTGGTGGTATGGATTGCTCTCACTCTGTCACCGGTGATGAATGCACCAGCGTAACCGCCAACCAAAGTAAAGGTTTTGATACCAGTACCAATGGTAATAGTTGAAGTAGAAGTTACTCCTGAGTAACCTGGCCCTGTTGCACCAGTCGGTCCTGTACTTCCCGTAGGTCCTGCAGGTCCGGTGGCACCAGTTGGTCCAGTCGAGCCAGTAGCTCCGGTAGACCCAGTAGACCCTGTCGGTCCTGTAGGTCCCACGCTTCCTGTAGCACCTGTAGGTCCAGTAGCTCCCGTTGAACCCGTCGCTCCTGTGGCACCTGTTGCTCCTTGTGGTCCTGTAGGACCGGATGGTCCAGTGTTTCCTGTTGGACCTGTTGGTCCAGTATTACCTGTACCACCCTGTGGTCCTTGATCTGCTGAGAAGATAACAGATGTCTGCGGTTGAGCAGATTCAATGATTACGATTGTCTCTGGCATTAGACCGTTACCCCCGCAGTCACTAGGAACTTACCTTCTAATAATCTTGTTGTTGTACCTGAGAAAAGTACTAGGTCATAGACGTAGCTTTCAGGTGAAATGTTTGTCTCTGTCGCGCTAAAGGTTACAGTCACCTGTGAGGTACTGGTGTTAATTACAATCTTTCCATTAGCTGTAGTAGCAAGAAGCGTTGTTGTCTGTGAGCCGGTGAAGGGGCGCACAGTCAGAGTCGCTGTGTAACCTGTAAGGTTCCAGTTGACACCGTCAGTCTGTGGACGGAACTGGAAATTAAATGTTGTGGCTTGCGGGCATACTAAGTTGTACGTTGCTGTCATTACGAAGCCACCTGTCGTAGAGCTGCCGCTGGCTCAAGCTGTGTAGTACCAGCTAGTGAATTACATACACCTGCTACATCTAAGAATAGCTTGCGGTCTGTAACACCGTTAATAAGATTAAGCACACCTACTAGATCCGTAATGGTACCTAGCGATACTGACCTAGCTGCAGCCCAAGCTTGAGCTGCCCCTGCCTGGTCCTTGTAAAGTTGGATAGCAGGGTAGGTGCCACCGTTAGCTAGACGATTGAGTTCGTCATTGAGTGTTGACCCGTATATTCCTAATGGCACCTACTCCACCTCACTTCTTCTTTGTTTGATTACGCTTAGAAATAGCTGCTGCTTTTTTCTTAGCATCTGCTTTACTGGATGCACCCCACGCTTGTAGTGATAACAACAAACGTGTTGGGTCACCGTTAGGTTTTCTCTCTGGCCCTGGTGCGTTACCCATACGCGCAAGGAAACTTGCTCTACGTGGGTTATCACCAGCTTTCACTGGTGGCTTTAAGTTAGAGCCTTGTGCCTTAGCACTAGCACGTCCCTTAGCATTAAGCCCACCTTTAGGGTTTTTACCTTCTGCTCTTTGCCACGCTGGAGTTGCCATTACTTACCTTTCTTAACGCCTGATACTTTCTTCAATGCTGGGTTCTTCTTAATCGCAGCTGGGGATGCTTTCCTCGCACCCGCAGCAACTATCGCACCCGCACGTTCCATCGAGACACCTTGCTTGGCAGCAACTTTCTTCTGTACTGCCTTGAATCCTGGATGCTTCTTCGGTGCCATTATTCGGCTTCTGACTTCTCGGTGAGTTCATTCTTCCATTCCATCTCACCCTTGCCAGCGCCTGTTTCAAGATCGTCATATGTTGCGTAACCGCAACCGCATACAGCGCACATTACTTGCTCACCGATTTCTTGCCACCAGCGAAAGTTGCCTTTGATGCTGATGCTACTACTGGTACTCCACCGATAGGCATAGAGGCAGGAATCCCACCCTTTGATACTCTATCGAATGGTACGAAGTCAGTTGATTGTGACTTGTCGCCCTTATCTGCCATTTTGTTTCTCCTTGTTTATAGTGCGTTAGCGTTGAAAGCAACACCGGTATCATTTGATAAACGGACTGCTGCCTCAATATCTTTTGTTCTTGTAGATACTGGCTCTACTCCCTGACGCAAAGCGTCGTAGTATGAACCCAGTTCCTTGTCGTGCGCCTTAGCGCTCATCACTCCATCGTGACGTGCATCTCCTACTGATAGCTGGAGGCTTCCTACCTTGCACCCGAAGCAACCTTCTACTTCTACTGGGTGTGTTTGAATTCTATGTAATGTCATACGATTGGCTCCACGTAATCTCCGTAGCCTGCTGCAATAAGAACTGCAGCCTGCGCGTCTGTTATCTCTTGTGTATGCCCACCCAAGACGTACCAGTCTGCGTTATACAAGTCATCCTGATAAGGATACAGTGTAACTTCTACAGTAGATCCGTTGACAATGAATGTAGCACCACGTGCAATGTCGGTTAGGTAAGGGTTAATCTCACCATCATAAGTACCACCTGTAATAGGACGTCCTGCTAGACGTGAGTACTTATCAGGCCAAGGTTTACCTGCGCCCCAGGTCTGATACTCCCAAGGTGTTGTTGCCATATATGCCATTAGTTCTCCTTAGTGAACTTACTCAGTGACAGGGGTTGCCCCCTGCCACCGCGTCAATCAACTATGATTAACCGTTTGTTGCTGCAGTCTGGATCTGGTAAAGAGCCGATGTACGCAATAGGTTGAATCCACCGAAGTAGTACCAACCGATTGTGTGGTAACGACGCAATGCGTCAATCTGTGGACCGACAACTGTTGAGATGTCTTGTCCCTGTGCTTCAGCAAGTGCTTCACGACCAGCTACAACTGCCTTGTAGACGTTGACTGATCCTGAGTTAGCTGCGAATGGTACGCGTGGTGTCTCGACGACGAATGCGCCTTCGATAACTCCGACTGCACCAGCCACGAATGGTGTGCGGTCTACGTACTGTGTGAGAGCCTGGAATCCGCCTGTGCCAGTTTCAGCACGGAGGTCAGCAGTCTGACGTGGGTGAAGGTATGCAGCATAAAGCTCGCCAATGCGTGGAAGCGCCTTGTTTGTGCGAAGTTCTGTGACAGCCTCACGGATGTCCTGCACGCTCATCTTCATTGCTGAAGTGATTGTGTTAGTTGTTGTTGCTGTACCTGCGTAGATGATGTTCGTACCAGAAGTAAGAACAGATGCAACTACTGCGTCAATAGAATCTGCAGCGTTGTATGCGATGATGTCAGCAAGAGCTGCGTCAACATCGTTGAAAGAAGTCATATTGAGCTTCTTAGTTGTTGTTACGGCTGAGCCGTACTCGTTGAGTGTTACAGTAATCTGATTTGGATTACCGAGAGCGATTGAAGATACATCTGATGCTTCTGTCAAAGTCGTTGTCGCCTGAGCGAGGTCTGAGTAGATTGAGAATACAACTGATGAACCTGGCATCGCCTGTTGAACCGGCTTGACATCTGCAAGAGCGCGCATTACTGGAATGCTACGAAGTGCCATACGAACGTACTGATCGTACGCTGTTTGCACCAAGTTGCTAATAGCGGATGTACCGGTGAGTGTTCCACCTGGAATTGCCATTTAGGTTGTTGCCTTTCGGTTAGGTTTAGAGTCCAGACATTCTGATAACTTCGTCAAGCTCTTCTTTCGAATTAGCAGACATAAGGCGACGCATAAGGTCATCTGAAGCATCAGGCGTTAGCCCTTGCTCAGTAACACTATTCATACGCTTATATGCTGCAGCTTGAGCTGGGTCAACAGCTGGCTGGTTGGTAGGTTCAGTGGCAGAGAATCCGAAGACATCTCCATTATCGTCTAACCACTTAGACAATGACTCCTCAGTTGGGTCAATGTCCGTTGGAATGAATTTAGCAATTTTGCTATTCACTCCACGAGATTCGAGAACGTCTTTAATGTTTCGTTCACGCTGTGCTTTGGAAACTTCACCAAACTGTGCCTTAAGCTCAGCTAGTTCTTTTTCCTTCTGCTTGTTTGCTTTACGCAACTGTTTGACGAGATCATTCGATTCGCTTGTGTAATCGTCTTCGTCGTCCTCGTACTCGAAATTGGACATAGTCCATCTCCCATTCGTTTAGTTAATCGCAGACCTCATACAGTTTTGGGGATTCTGTATGGCTTCTACTACCGGTGTTGTTATCACTCCACTAGGCCGGTGGTTCTAGTGGCAGGCTTTATTTAGTAGGTACCGCCTCGATTTGCGTCGAGAACTCCTACTCCTGATTTGGCGCTAAAGGAGGCCTCTTGAAGTCCTCTTAACTTTTCACGCTTCTTCTTGGCTTCAGCTGCATTTCCAAGGTTGTAGACCTCAGCTTCAACATCTTCTTGTCCATATCCACCTTGACCGTAGATAGCTGATAGCTCGCTTCCTCGCTGGGCATTTTCCTTAATTGCCTGCGCTCCGGTACGAGCAGCCTCTGCGGTAACTCCTTCACGCTGTAGTTCCTCAGCACGTCCTTGACTTGCGCCAAGTCCTGCACGAAGATACTCGCCACCAATCTTAGCTGCGCCAACCTTTGACTGAATCTGCTTGATACCATTTGTTGGATCAAGGACATAAGCCATAAGGTCGCCACGTTGAATCTCTGGATAGAAGTTCTTAAGAGCATCTAGGTACTGGGACGGAGACTTATCTAGTATGTCTGCTGCTTCTTGTATGCGACCTTCTACTTCAGCTGCAGAAACATCGTTGGCAAGAAACTTGGTAAACCCTTCCTGGGTTCCCATTGCGTCCTTCTTCCAATAGCTTTCAGGAAGTCCGTACTGGCGCATAACATTCTGGTACTGGTCTTCTAGTCCAATATAAGAAGCTTCATCTAGTGCTGTAAGTCCCTTAGCTACACGCTGAGCGTTAGCTGCAAAGCGCTTCTTGTAAGCATCTGTATCACGAAGTAACATAGTAAATTCAGCATCTGATGTTCCTGCTACTATATATTTCTTAAGAGGTTCTACTAGGCTACCTAATCCATACTGGTTAAATTTGTTAAACAAAATGTCGTAAGCTGATTGACCTTCACGAGCTTTATCTGCTGCAGCAGTCTTTGCCGCTAACTCAGCATCGCGCTTAACAGTTCCTGATTTACGAACCTTCTCTGTTCCGTCACTGTAGATATCTATGATGTCGCCAGTTGCGGGATCGGTGTAAGTAGACTGGTACGTTGGAGCAGGCTCTTTAGGACGATTCTTTCCTGAAAACATACCAACCATTTCAGGGTTAAATTCTACAACATTTCCAGCGCTATCTACTCTGCCAGTTTGTGCAGCAGCTGGGTCGTTCTCTGCTATACGTGGGTCGTATTGGCTGGTAATTGGATTAGAAAAGTTATCTTCATAAGTTGCCATTTAACTACCCCTGGAATCCAAAGTCACGAAGGACTTTAAGTGCGACATTCGATACTTCTTCACGAGCATTCTCTGTGTACTGCCAACGCTTATCTGCTTTAAGGTTTTTCTTAAAGTCAAAGATATTCATATCGCCCTTGTCGGTAATAGCAGAACGAAGAGTCTGGTCATTGAGATCAATCTCATCTGGGTTAACCTCTAAGATAGAAGCCATAGTCTGCTTGTAAGGTGCATAGACCTGGTCAAGGTTGTAGCCCTGACCTAATAGGTCGCGTACATATTGTGGTTGACCTTGAGCTGCAAGCTTGCGTGCATCTTGGGCTAAACGGTCTGGGTCAATAGTTCCCTTAGCAAGTCCTTGTAGAACTTGAAGTTCATTCTGTCCACCAGGTAGTACATCGCTGATCTTGAATCCATTAGCTTTAGCAATACTTTGGATAGCTTGATAGTCCTTAAGAGCTTGACCTGAGTATCCTTCTGTGCCTACGCCAGCAATTACTGATCCGATAGGACGAATAGCTGCAGCAATGAAGTCTGTAGTCATAGCATCGTCAATACCAACGTTGGTAATGTACATATTCTCAGCTGCTTTACGAAGAGCAGTTGGGTCTGATGCTAGTCCTGAACCTGCAGCGCGAGCCTTATCTGCAAGCTTACGTTCTAAGATTGCAATGTCTTGCTCGTACTGGGTTGTTCCCTGAGCTTGACCAGACTTCACCAAGTCTTGATAGTTATAGAACTGAACATAACGGTTCTTAATAGCCATCGAGTTTTTGGTGTACCAAGGATCGCTACGAAGCTTCTTGAGAAATTCCGCATCAGACATATTGATTTTTGGATTAGAGTAATCCGCAAGCAATTTCTTTAGGCTTGGTACGTTATTAAAGATAGTTTCAGGAAGAGTAAAATCTTTATCAACACCAGCGCCTAAGTCAAGTCCTTCTGCTCTGCGCTCTGCTGCAGTCTGCTTTGGTGCAGTTGGTACTTTAGGCGTTTTAGGACTTGTAGCTCCGGTAGACTTTGTAGCGCTAGTTGCACTTGTTGTGGTTGTAGGTCCAGTAGGGCCTGTAGGACCCGTAGGTCCGGTAGGACCTGTTGGAGAGGTAGCTGTCTCTGACTTTACTTCTTTATTCTCAAAGTTAAAAGTCTTTGTAGTTCCATTTGGATTGTAAACTGTGTAAGTTCCAGTCGGAACAATACCGTCTTTTACTTGATAGCTACGAGTCTTGCCATCAACAACCATAACGTACTGACCGGTATAAGGCTTGCCATCTTTAACAAAGAGTCCATCTTCGTTAGTAAAGTTTCCTGAACTTTCTTTAGGCACAGAAACCTTTGTTTCTTTAACAGTGCCTGGTCGAAATTTAGGATCAAAAGCTTCCTGAGCTTCTTTAGCCGGAATTAATGCAGCTCTAGAACGTGCAAGCTGACGCTTAATTTTTTCTGCTTCTGGGGTGTTGCCCTCTCCAGCGTTTTCAAGTGCAGACAATTTGTCTTCATTGTATCTAATATTGTCTTCGTATTTAATTCTTTCTGAAGAAAGTTTATATGCCTTTGCGACTCGTCTTGCAACGTCAAATTGATACTTTATGTATCTAAGTTCGTAAGCTAGTTCAAGACTTTCTGGGTTTTTTAGAAGTCTCTTTTTTATATTTCCATATCTTTCTTCAAGACCTTCAGCATTTCTTCTAACAATGTCGGCTTCATCTTCTCCTGGATTAATCCAGTTGCCTTTAAGCCAAATGCCAATTTGCTCGTCCCATTTATCCTTTTGGCGTTCAAGGCTTCCACGGTATTTTTCTTCCTCAGACTTAGCAGGAGCTGTTTCAGCCTTAGCCTTGGCTGGCTTCTTTTCTTGTGGCTTTTCAAAATCAGGAATAATCTTGGCTAGGTCATACCAATCGCCCCAGGTCTTTACTCCACTAGGAACAAGATACTTAAGAGTATTCTTCTTAAATCCAGTAGGTACTTTTTCATCACGCTTGTGAGGCTGGCCACTGAGCCACTCTTCAAAATCTTTTGAAGCCATTACTGTAGCCCTCCAAGTTCCTGTAACATCATTGAGTACGCATCTGTTGCACGCTTAGTGCGTGCTTCTCCTGTTTGTGCAATCTGTTCTGTGACAAACTGTTGTTCATCTACTCCACCACGTGTTGTGGTAAAGCCACTACCAGTTGTCTGCATAGCTGGCTCTGCCTTCTGTTGAGCATTAACAAGCTTGAGGTACTTTGCTTGCTCTGCCTCTGTAAGGTCACGACCTAGTAGATCCTGAGCAACTGTATTGACAAGCTTGGCTGTTTGACTTGGGCTTGTGATATAAGTCTGGGCTGTAGTCTTAGGTTCACCAGTATCGCTGCCGGTACCGTAGTTGCCTTCAGCTAGGTATGCTGCTAAAAAGTTAATACGGTTTGGGTCTGTTTCTATTCCAAGTATCTTATTGACAGAAACTCGTTTTACATAAAGCTCTTCTAATCTTCCAAGAGCGTCAAAGTAATTTGTTTTGTTTACGACAGAAGTAGGTTCGCCCTTAAGTAGCCCAGCCTTCTTTAATTGCTGAGCAAATACAAGGCGAGTTTCTTCTTTGCTTTTAGCCAAGTCTTGAACAAACGATGTAAACGTTGCTGGAGGTGTCTCAGCCATCAGTGTCTCCTAGTAATGAAGCAAACAATACATTGTATGCGCTCTTGGTGTTTTCATTCTTTTGTGCAAGTTGACGCATCTGTACGATTGTGTCATCTTTCATAAAGCTAATAAGGTTTGTAAACCCTGATATATTAGACAAAGAATCCTTTTGAAGCTTGTATGAATCGTAAAGGTCTAACATATCTTTAAGTGACTTTTGTATAGGGCCACGTACTTTTACCTTTGGGTCATTGAGCATATTGCGAAGATCGTTAATTGCATTCTGACGGTTGATAGCCTTTTGACTACCCTGTGAAAGCTCTTCTTGTAGCAAAGGACGACCAGCCTTAAAGATTTTAGCCCAGTCTTGGAACTCTTGACGAGCCATAGAGCGCCCAAAATCAGTAGGGTTAGCTTCTAGGTTAGCTTCGTACTCGTTCTTCTTGGCATAATAGGTCTGAAGGTCTGCAGCAGTCTGTACCTCACGAAGGTAATCATCTACCCGCTTGTTGTACTTGATGCCCATATCCTTCATAGTCTTGTAAGCATCCCAAGAGAAGCCAGACTTATTAGGGATAAGAAACGCTGCACCTTGTGGGTATGCGTTAAACAAGCCTTTGTTCTGATCTACAAAGTCACCGGACTCTTCAGCATATCGAACAATAGCTACTGTGCTTCTGTCTGATTCCGGAATTGTAAAAGCAATCTCATTAGGGAATAGCTCTACCCACTTGGCCATAGCCTTGTCGTAGTCTCCTGCGTACTCATCAATGAGTCCATTCCAAGCTTGCTTAAAGTTAGCTCGGTTGTTGTCCTTAACCCACTTAGCCATATCATCCTTAAGCTGTACTTGAGGAGATGCTGGTAGCAAGAAACCGTACACAAAACGTGTGCCAAGGATAGTAAGAGTTGTATTCTTAACCTGCTGGCGATATGTTTCTTGTTCTTGAATAGTAGGTGGAATCAGTTGACCTAGTTCATCGTACTTCTTAGGAAGTCCGTTACCTGAAGCTTCAAGATATGTTACTGCCTTACGCCACGCTGAAGCGTATTGAGAGTCACGCTCATCCTTATCCATAGCCTCATAGAGACGATTGATGTGAGCTGGCAAGAATGATGATACGAAAGACTGTCCAACTGCGTACTTACCAAGACCAAGTTCTGTAATCTTATCAGCAGCGCCTGGTGCTCCAAGCACGTCTACTAGGTTTGCCAGTGTCTTGATAGATATGCCTGCTAATGGTCCGTTAAATGTAGGAATTAAAGAGTCTTGGTTCAAAGAAGGTGTAAGCATCTTGACCTGTGCGCCAAAGTTAATAGGCATTGGAGTCTTAAACTCAGCATCAATACCAAAACCTTGCATAACTCCTTGAACTGCACGGTAGATTGGCTCAAGACCTGGGTACACAAAGTACTTTTCGCCTTGATCGTCTTCTTGAATCCATCCGTTGTGGCTAATACCGTCCATTACAAGGGCTGCCTTACGGATAGCCATTGGGTTGTAACGAGTAACGCGATACATACGACGATAGAAGTCTTCAGTAGCACGATAGAAGCGTGAGAAGTTACGCGCTCCAAAAGCAATCTGTGTACGTACCAAAGGGTTGTCTACATATGCAAGAGTCTGTGCAACTGCACGTTCTTCTACAAGCTCAGCCAGCTGACGCTTAGCGCGATCTGTAGCTGCTGCAATCTTTGCAGGGTTTGTGCTATCTACCTTACTAACTACTGACTCAATATACTTAGCTTCAAGGCCACTCTTCTTTAGTTGCTTACGCATATTAATAATTTCGCTAAATACAATAGGCTCACGTGACATACGTGCGTTAGCCATACCTAGCCAAGTCCAACCCTTGTTAACGGTTGAAGCTGTTACGTTTCCACCGTCTGCAATAGGTACAAGCTTTGGTCCAAGGATGTACTCTGGCATATCATCTGCAATAGTTGGCAAGTCATCAAGAGAAAGACGCCCTGAGATGATGTAGTTTCCTTCATTGTCCATTGTGCGAATCTTATTTAATAGATCCAAGTTAACTTCTTTGTCGGCTCCTGCTACCTTGCTACGCTTTTCAAAGATTTCTTTAGCGCGACGGTAGACAATTTCAGCCTGTGTCTTTTCGTCAATGCCACGTGCTGCAAGCTGTGCTTCTTTACGGAAAGATGGGTTATCTTCCATCCACTTCATAATCTTAAGGATAGCTTCTTCTTTACCCTTAGCTGTATTGCTCAGGTTTGCTACAGCAATAGCGCCTAGTTCGTCGTTTGCGTAGTAGTTAATACGCATAAGCCACGTAATCATAGAAGCATCATCAAGATTACCAAGAGATACTGGAGCGTACCCTGCATCACCTTTTTCACGTGATACTTTCTTAATCTTTGGATCATTGATAACCAAAGCTTCTGAACGAACACCGTGTGTGCGTGTAAAGTTAACTGAGCGTGTGACAAAGTCACCACCTGTTGCAAAGTTAAATGCGCCTTCTGATACCTCAGCTGCTGCGTTATCTAGGTTTCCATAGATAAGGTGCTCAGCAAGAATCTCTGCTTCATCCTCAAACATAGGTCTCATACCTAGTGCTTTGCGATAACGGTTAACTCGACCTGAAGTAAGGGCAGTTGCCATAATCTGACGTGTCTGTCCTACTGCGCCACCTGCAACGCTCTTCTTAAGTGCATCAATTTCAGCGGATAAAGACAATTTAACTGCAGGATCTGTAGAAGCTTTAGCTTCAGCTGTTTTAATTTTGATTTGTTCTCTGGCAGAACGAAGGGTGTCGTCAAGACCTGTAAGTTGCTTTTCATACTTAGCTGCTTCGTTCTTATTAAGCATACGCATCATAAGACCGAGTGGGTTATCATTCCAACTCTTGTTGGCACGTGCGCCTTCTAGCGCTGTATTGACACGTGTTGAAAGATAGCGACTCTTAGCTAGTCCCCAAGCTGAACCACCTGTTGCAAGGTGGACCATAAGGTCTTCACCTGCGTTACGAATGGCATAACGTGGGCCAGCAAGTGTAAGGAATGACCAGTATCCGGTCATATTATCTACCCATTGCTTGTTAGCTTGGTTCAGCATTTTACCGATAAGACCTGATCGAGCTGCTGCACGGTCAATATCTACAAGGTTAGGTGTAGTCATCATAGATGTGTAGTCAGACGGAATTGCTCCAATGTCTGCATAGTCATCACCAAAGTTAGATACAGAAAAACGTGAGTCACCTTTACCGGCTACCTGACGTGTTATCTTCTGGCCTGATTCTGTTAGGTTTAATCCACGAACTTCAGCAATGGTTTCCCATAGACCCTTGACCATTTCCTTGCGCTGACCAATATCTTCGATTGTGTCAAACGTTTCAGAGATTAACTTAGAATCTTGCTTGGTCATAACCAAACGTGCTAGGCGATATACCTGTGCTGACGCATCTTTGTCTATTACGTCAAACATATCGTTCTTGAATAAAGGTGCAATGTTGAACTTAGCCTTAGCTTTGTCTAAACGATAGCCAATATACTGTGATGGATAGCGGAGAAAGTTTTTAGGATTGGCAGACGCCTTAATAGCTTCACCAATAAGCTTGCCATCTTCTGTTAAAGCCTTGGATATACCATCAGTTGTGGGAAGCTTTCCGTACAGGTCATTAATAATTGTTGGTGCAAAACGATCAATGTTAATAATCTTATCTGCTTGAGTAACAACAGCTACTCGTGCCTTGCGTGTTGCATCAAGTGTAGGCAAAATTACGCGTCTACGTTCCGATGCACCTTTCATTACCTTTATGGCTTCTTCAGTATTAAGGAAATAAGCTTTTGCAGATGAGGCATCTACCACATTAGACTTCTGAAAGACCTTAACTACCTCTGGTCCAAATTCAGGTGCAAATACTGCTAGGTCTTTACGAGCTAAAGCAATCTGTGCTGGGTCTTTTGATGCTTGCGCCTTAGTAAAATTAGTTAACTTAGTACCATATTGGTCCCAGAAATTAACAGTGTTTGCTTTTTCAAAATAACTAGCTACCTTACCGCCACCGACAACTGCTTCAAGTGAATATTTGGCAAGTGAGTAAGCGCCACGAATCTTACCACCAACGATAAGTGGGTCTGCAAAAACTCGGTATGCTGCATCATAAGTACCGGATACAAGTCCATAAACAAAGCCATTCTTTTCAAGTTGCTCTGGAAGTATGGCATTAGCTACCTGACGGCCAAGCGAGAAGTGAGCACGGTCTACTACGCCAAGTGCTTCGTTCCATAGAGCGCGTTCTTTTTCTACATTTGTAACGCCAGGTATAACCTTGTTGTTAGGATCATCTAGCATTAAATACTTGCGCTGTTCTTCAGTTGCTGAAGCAAAAATCTTTTCTGGGTCTTCTCCCGCCTTGATACGCATAGCCAGCGTTACAGCTGCCTCGCCATACATAGCTTTGGCTTTTTCAATGCGTCCTTCGTTATAGACTTTGTCGCCTTTATCGTTGGCTTTAGCCCACTCAAAGTCAATGCGACCTTCTGATAAAGGAATAGCAAGAGCACGGTAAGCGCGTGTACTTGCATCGCCTATTTCTTCAAGACCCTTAAAAGCATATTTAAGGGGACCAAAAGTAACTGACGTTGCATAATGCCAAGCACTTCCAAGCCAACCACGAGATGGTTTAACCGTTGGGTCTTCAGTGCCAAACTTCTTTTCCATATCTTGCTTTTGTCCAGCAGGAAGTGCTGCAGCCTTTTTGACTGCCACCTCTCTAGGAAGATTTGAAAGTTCCTTGTGGACAAAGAGAGCCTTAACTAGGTCATCAACCTGTGTCTTTTGCTCACCCTGAAGATTAGCTGCTAATGCAGCTGCCTTAATATTATCAGTCACTAATTACCCCGCGCTAGTGCTTCCTGATACAAGATAGCAACTTCGCCAGTTGTGTCAAAAGCAAGCATTGCAGCAAGTGAATCTGAAAGCTTTACTTGAACTTTGTTCATACCAAGAGCGCTAGAACCAACTCCTGGACCCATATCAATACCTGATGTTATTGGTTCGTCAGGACGTCGTGTTGGATCATATAGACCAACGGATGGAGCAGCAGGTTGTCCCGTAGGAACTTCAGGTGCCTGTGAAAGCATAGGTGACTTTGGTGCTGTTGCAAGCGGTGCTCCAGACTTGTTTGTTTGATACTGTGCTTTGTCACCGTAACCGGTTGACTGCACTTCAAGGTCTGTGCGCTTTGAAAATTCACCAGGACCTGATACACCCTTGACTGGGTTTGTCGCTTCATCAAGCGCCATCTGTATCCTCCTGTATGGTTTCTAAATCTTGTGCGAAGTTATCCCAAACCTTGGTTATCTTGGTTTGGCGATTCGAATGATAAATTGATAGTTCCATTAGCGATTCAAAGAATGTCGCTATAACTTGACTAATGTTAAACAGAAACTCAGTCAGTATTACTAAAGCGTCAGTGGGGCGTACCGGACGCGGTACTTCATCTCTATGATTATGCACTACGTCCGGCTCCCAACTAAAGTTATTTACTTCTTTACTTTCTTGCCTGGCTTTGCTGCTCCAGCGTATGGCTGCTTGACAGCTCCGCCTGTTACCTTAGCTCCTGCGCCTGCAGTGCCGTGAATTGGCTTTGCCATTGGTGCTGGTGCCTGTGATCCCTTGTTCATATTTCACCCCCTTAGAGTTATGCCGCGCCGCCGATTGAAGCGAGCAATGATGCAATATCAGGTTTACCTTGTGGAGCTTGTGGACCGCCAGGAGCAGGGGCTACACCGCCAGGTTGTTCCATACTTGGCTGCGAGGCAGAGACGGGAGCCATACCTGCTTCTGGGGCTTGAGGTGCCATTGCTGGCATCTCAGGCTGAGGTTCAGGCGCAAAGGCCTTCTCCACAACTGATTCAATGCTAAGACCCTTTTGACGTCCCTTAATCATATCCGCAAAAGATGCGAGGATCTTTGTTGGGTCTTGACCTTGAGATACCATCTGAGGTATAGCAAGCGCTGTCTGAGCTACGGCTGTGCGTAGCGCATCACGCATTTCTTCGATGTCAACCTTTTGCTCTTCTTGAGTTACGTTGATTTCGATAGGGAGTTCACGACGAACATAGTCGCGTGATACAAGTTTGTCTGAACGCATCTGGAGCAAAGCTACGGTTGCGTTGTTTGGGTTCATACCAGACATAATTCCATAACGGACATCTACTGTGTAGTCGCCGTTGATAGCCTTAGATGGGGTGTACTTAAGTGTGTACGGTGTTCCATCGTCTACGCCACGAATTTCCTTGACTGTATTACCAAAGATTTTCTCATCTGTCTTAAAGCAGATAGCAATAAGCTCAACAAAGACTCGTGCAAACTGTGCTTGAGCTGCCTTGATCTGTGTATCAAAGCCAGCCTGAAGAGCTTGTACTCCACGTCCTGTAACAACAGATGCGTTAATCTCACCAGTACGTGACTCTGGGTAACGAGCACCCATACGAAGTTCACGCTCAAGTACACTTGACTCACCAAAGATACCAGCTGGAAGCTCTAGGGGAACTCTGCGGATACCTTGTGGGTTAGAAGAACGCATAATGGAATCTGGACCAAGGGCCAGTTCCTGTACATCTTGTGGGATAGCAATAGGAGCTTGGATAGACTTCTCAGCTGCTTGAATCTGTAGAACTGCAAAGCGAGCACGAGCTAACTGAACACCTAATACATCATCAAACTGACCGCGTGCTTGGCCATCAATAGATGGACGCATAGATACACGGACCATACACTCACCGATTGGGTTAGGTGTCTTAGATAGTACAAGGTTCTTACGATCTGGTAGATAGATAAGGTCTTGGTCTTTGTCGTGGTAGCGAATCAAAGATAGATATGGGGAACCAGGTGTGAACTGGTTGCGTCCCATAATCTCATTAGCAAACTCAGGGTACATAGAAGCTAAGTTCTGTGCATCCATACCAACGATTTGTGTCAAAGATAAGCAACGACCAAAACGGTCAAGCTCAGGATAAGCGCCAAATGGGTTAATCAGCTGAATGATTGGGTTGTTATCGTCATAGTCTAGCTCTACTCGTGCAATAAGCTGACCGTAGGTGTTATACCAATCGGCTCCGGTATACATCTGTATGCCTAGTTCAGACTTATCTATATAGTAGTTAGCAATACGACCACGAAGATCTGCAGCCTTACGAGCTGAGTCCGATACCATATTAGCTGCGGAGCAGTTAAATGACGGTAGCGGAGCCATAGCTTCAGCGAGGTCACGAGCAGAGACGTCAATGATATTGGCGACTAGAGGCTTTGCGTAATCCTCCGAGAACATCGCAGGGTAAACCTTTGAGATGTCTCCCTGACGTACCGAAAGGACGTCACGCATACGCTGATCACGCTGGGCGTAATGAGTTTGTAAGCGAGATACCTTTGCAGTTACCTCTTTAACATTTAGCATTAGAATCCTTTAGTAAGTAAGGCCGTTAACCTTTGTTGGCCATTCGACCTTATCTGTAGCAAGGGCTTGTGCCTTGCCTGCTGCATACTTGGCGTCAACTGATGGGTTGTATTGCGGAGTAGTTACCGCACCCTTGTCAATGTATTCTTCTTCGCCTTCGTTGTTTGTCTTAAAACCTGGTGTGATTGCCATAGTTATTTCTTCTTTCGATCAAGACGAGTAAGAGTTGCTTTGTCTGTGAATCTAGAATTCTTGCCTGTGTTTACCTTTAGTGCAGCGTTGCTTGACTTACCTGTTGCTGCAGCTTTTGCTACCTGCGCAACCTGCTTTGGCAAGTCTTTAACAGCTCCTCTTAGAGCGTTAGCTTTTCTGTTTTTTGCTGCATCAAGGGCAGCTGTTCCAACAGAACCAACTGCTGTGACAACGTCACGTGCTTCACGAGCTACTGTTCCTGCACGCTTTGCAATACTTGAAGCAATGCTTGGACCACCCTTTGAGGCAGGTCCTGCTTTCCCTGGTGTTGTCTTGACTACAGGCTTTGCAGTCTTACCTGCTGCCTTACCTACTGATACGCGCTTGCCCTGATCTGCTATCTTCTTAAGCTCTGCTGCGCTGAGCTTCTTGTTCATTGCTGCCATTTTTATCTCCCTAGATAAATGTCTTGTGTTGTTCTAATAGCATCTCGTCAATGTTGACGACGATCCTTCTTCCCATCTCAGCTCTTGAGAGGAAAGGATTTTTGAGGTGGTGCGTTGCGTACTGACCATAGTTGAGCATCTCTCGCGCTCTGATCTCACAGAACCACAAGGCCATCACCATATCGGTCTTACCCTTAGTGGTCGGGGTCCAAGTAATCAACTGCTCGATAAGAGCCTTGACCATCTCGGACTGATCACTAGGTAGATGTATTAAATTATCTCGGTGGTGCTTACCATCTGCTTGTTTAGTCCCAAAGAGGGTAGCCATTGAAGCAACACCGAAACCTGAGTCCCACTTGTTAGAGCCGGTATGGTGTTCACGTAGAATCACACCGCGACTAGAGAGGTAGGTCTTAATTCCCTCGTCTTGAGTTAGGAACGCTTGAAAAGCATTCTTCTCAATAATCCACTCTGAAGGACTATACAGCTGAGTCCAATTAAGAATAATGTCACGAATCTGTTGGGGCGACGGACGGGTAATCTTA